AAGGCTGTCTCCTGCCCCCCGAGAACCATGGCTTGAATGGCCGATGCGAACTGATAGGCCCGGTAGGCCATCTCGGCGGCGTGCATGGCCTTGTAGCCAGCCGAGCCTTCTTCGAAGTAGGACTTCGCGGCTGAGATCATGTTGCCGTAGCTCTGAACCTCGGCCTGCTCCCGGTCCTTTGCGAACATCTCAATGCGGCGCGGGTCGATGAACTCGCCGACCGACTTGCGATACTCATCCTCGGCGCGGTTGATGCTCTCGATACGGACCTGATACCCGGTCAACGCTGTAGTGATGCCGCCCATCGCCCGGCCTGCCGTGCCGAAAGCGCTGGCCATGCCATCAGCCGCAGAGCGCGCGGTGTCATCGATCTGGCGCAGCAGGTCGAGTTGAAACTCTAATCCGAGATTGTAGGCGCGCTGCTTCTGCTCCAGGCGGACCTGTGCGGCGGCCATTTCCTCGGCAAGCTGGATCGCCGCTTTCCCCGCAGCAGACCCGGCGTCGCCGCCAAGTTCCTGACTGCGCTGCAGCCGCGCCATTGCGACGGCGCGCTCCATGTCAGACGCACCAACAAGGCCCAGCTCAGCGCCCAGCTCTCCTAGCTGGTTGCGATCCTTGCGGTTGGCTTCGATGATCTGGGCTTCACGCGCGGCAGCGTTGTCGGCTTTCCGGGCGTCCGTCAGGGCGCGAATGTAACCTTCAAGGTCGCGCTTGGCCTGACCTTCAGCGACGGCTGCGGCGGCGATGATCGGGCGAAGCTCGGCCTCAAGCTGAAGCTGTTCGTTCGCCTGGTCCGCCGTCATCAGCCCCGACGCGACGGCCTCATTCATGCGCTCGCGCGCCTCAGTGGAAGCGCGGAGGTCGGAGATTGCCTTGGCTGCATCAGCCGCAGTCTTTGAGGCATTCAGTTGAAGTTGCGCCGATACGAAAGCGTCAACGTCGCCCTGCCGCCGGATCGCACGACCGGTAGCATCTGCGGCAGCAGCGGCCTTGAGGGCGGCAGCGTCACTCACGCCATAGGCGGCGGCTAGGTCAAGGTTGGCCTTGGTTGTGGCCTCGATCGCTTCCATCTCGCGCGCGAGGGAGGCAGCGCGGCGCTCTTCGGCGCTCGGCCCCTTCGGAGCTTTCGGCTTCTTCTTCTCGTCCTCGATCAGCTGGTCGCGCTGATTTGCGCGCCACCGCTCCAGGTCATTGGCGCGCTTGGCGTTGTCGTAACCTCTTTGGAACTCGAGGTCAGTCAGTTGCTGTTCGAGCCCCCGGCGCGCGCCCGGCAGGAGGAACGGGCGATTTGCGAGCGCGTCTTGGATCTTGGCGATACGCTCGTCGCGCGTGACGTACAGAGCCTCTCCCACCTTGGTGATCCAGTCGCTCACGGCGCGGGTCGCCGCTTCCCAAGCGTTGGTGATCACCCCGACCTGCTCGGCGTGGCCGGAAATGGCCGGCTTCAACTGCCCGAAGACAATGCCGACTGCCTTGTTGGTATCGCCCGCCTTCTGGGCGGCCTCGACCTCTTTCAACTGCTCTTGGGTGAGCAATCCGAATTGCCGCGTCCACTCCTTGCCCGCCTTGAGAGGGTCTTCCAGCGCAGCCGCGAACGCCTTTGTTGCGGCCGGGCCATCGACGCCCATGAACGAGGCAAAATCCTTGTTCATTTCGATGACCTGAGACAGCGACGTAGCGCTGGCCCGACCGGTCGCCATCAGGCTAGTCGCGATCTTCTGCGCGGACCTGATCGAGATGTCGCCTGCATCCGCAGCTGCTACCGTGAGGTCTCGCAACTCGGTGGCGGTGAGGCCGGCGGTCCGGCCGACGCCACTGACAGCTCGCTCATAGCCCAGCGCAGCTCGCTCGCCATCCAGCCACGCCAAGGTCAGGGCGCCGGTCGCCAGCGCCAGCGGCCCCACGATAGCCAGGGACGCGCCAAGTGATCCTGCCAGCGCGACAATGGCGGGACGCACCATGTTGACCGTCTGGCCGTGCCCAGACAGTGCTTGATCCAACAGCTTCTGTGACGTGCTAAGGGAGTCGCTCGCCTTCTGGGCCTTCACCGACTTGTCGGCGATGTCGTCCATCTGGCGGGCGGTCTTCTCCGCGCCCTGCGTGTAGAAGCGCATTCCGAGTTCAGCGAGGCTCATCGAGACCACCTTTCTGGACCTTGCGGGCGGCCACCCCTCGGAAGAGAGCGCGAACAGCCTTGCCGTTAGACGCGGGGATAGCCTTGTCGGTCGGCCCGCCGCTCAGGATCACTCGCACGGCCACGTCGAGGCGGCGGATCAGCCTAACGTCCCAAGCCGTCAGCATGGCGTGGGTCTGCGCCTGATAGGCCTCGATCTCTTTGAAGGAGATGGGGCCTATGCCCATGCCGACATCTCGAGTGGCGGCCAGATCCACGAAGGCGAACCAGACGTGCCCGATTTCGTCAGGGAACGGGGGAAGAGGCGGCTTCCGGTTCTTCTGGTGCACCGCCTCTGCAAAGCCGACTAGATCGTCGGCGAGCGTTTCAAAAAATTGGCTCGCGTCCCGATGAACTCATCGACCTGATCACGAAGCCATTTGACGCCAGGATTGCTGTAGAGCGCCACGGCGTTCTCTTCGCTCAGCTTGACCGGGGTCTCGTCGTCTGAGCCGTCAAGCCATCCCTTGGGAATGCCAGACCAGTCCACCGTGCAGCGAGCTAGCGTTTCGCAGGTCTGCCGCTCCGCGGCTGCGGCCGAGAACTTCACGCCCTTGCTAAGCTGCTCCATGGCCCGGTTTCGGGCTGCGTTCTCAGCCTTGATGAAGGCGTCGCTGTCGCGTCCCATCAGCGTGATCGTGACGGGCTTTCCCTTCTCGTCCAGGAGGGGGGTCCGATGTTCGGGATGCAGCACCGGCATGGCGCGGCCTTCGTTTGCAGCCGAGGCGGTATTGAGGCTCGTGAGGCTCATAAGGTGTCCCTTCAAAAGGACAGCCGGGCGCGACCCGGCTGTTGAGTTAACGGAGATCAGCCAGCCGTGGCCGGCTGTTCATGAACGTCGGTGTTGATGGCCAGGACGATGCTGCGCATGATCGTGGCATTCGCAGCGCCGGGGTTGATCCGGGCCGACATGACCAGGGCGCCGAAGTAGAATTCCGAGTCTTCGCCCGCCTCGGTAGGCGCGTCGGCCGGCACCACCTTGAACGGGTAGTAGAACTTGGTTTTTTCAGCCTCGATACAGGCGATCTGGCCGGGGTCGAGAGGGTCGTTCGCCACGTTCACCGTCACGTCGCCCGCGTCTCGGACGCCCTTGCGCTTGCGCACGCGCCCGTCGCTCAGGCTGTTGAACGTGATGGTCGACGCTTGATCGCCAAACTCGGTGATGCTCTCGACTTCACCGATTTCGACCCATGCGATGGTCGCGCCGGCAATCGCTGCTGCAGAGGTGAGCGTGGTCGCGGGACCAATATAGATCTTGGTCCCCGTCGTGTCGGAGATGGCCATGAAAGGCTCCTTCAGATTGTGATGAAGCCGCGCCCATCTCGGCTTAGGGCGTTCCGTGGATCAGGCGACCCAGGAAACGGTGATCGGGGTCAGCGTCCGGCTGGCCTCCACAATCGGAGACGCTGCCCACGGCTCGCGGTTGACGGTGACGCGCGCACCGGGCGCGTAAAGGCGAAGGCCTTTCGGGAAGACGGCCGCCACCCGAGCGACCACCCTGCGGTGCTCGACCACGCCCTGCCCCTTGGGCCAGACAACGTCGATTTGGAGCAAGCCCTGGTCGACCGCGCCGTCTGAGAGCCCTTCCCATCGAGGCACGTTGGTGAAGTAGCCGACCCGCAGGTATTTCCCGTCAGCGGGAGGTGAGAAGATCACGTCCGGCATGGCGACAGGCAGGATCGCCGAGAGCGTTGCGCAACGAGCCAGCAGGAGATCTGCCACGACAGCAGGGTCAGCCATGGAGCCTCCAAAGAAAAGGCCCGCCGAAGCGAGCCTTGGTCGAAAATGTTTGAAGGTCGTGGCCCTACTGTTAGAGCCCTTCGCGGTAATCCGACACAGCCTGAGCCGCTGCGTTCGCCAGGCGGGCGCTATCATCCAGCGGGCCAGCATAAGTCTGTTTCATGCGCGCGAAGCAGGCATCGCTTTCGGCTTCGTTTGCCGACACGGCCAAGCAAGTCGACCTGAAAGCATCTTCCCGGCCGGCGCTCTCCCGCCCGCTATTCCAGGCCAGCGCAGCAACGCCGCCCAGGACCGCTACAACCACCACGACCGCGACCAAGCGCATGTTCATGAACGCCTCCCAAAGGCCCGGCCGTCACCTGCGGCCCACAGATCGCTGCAGCTCGGCGCTCTCGGCGTTTACCACTTCCTGCCATCGCTGCGCGGCTAAACCGACGAACCGGCGCCCCTCCCGGCCTCGGGCGCCATACTCCTGATGGACTGCGTAGTTTGCCGTCCAGACGGCGACGATTGGGTCGGTGATCTTCGCATTGGCGATGGTCAGATTGACGGCCGTGGCTTCGTAGCTGTGCTGCTGTTCGCCTTCTGGCTTGAAGGTCATGGCCGGGATGGCTGTGCCCAGGTTCGTGACCAGAGATGACCTCAGAAACCCGGTATCGATCGGCATATTGCCGCCCAGCCCGACAGGCTCCTGCGCAATGCTCAGCAAACGTTGGACCGACCCGGCATAGACCGCCTGCTGCCGCTCCTTCGTCTCCTTGACCCAGTCCGATACTGTGGCGCTGAACGACCTCGCCATCAGCGGATGTTCGAATAAAAGTCGATGCGCGGCTCGCACCAGCAGCGGCAGTTCACGACCTCACCAACCGGCGCCAGCGGGTCGCCGGGGAAACGAAGCGCAGCGCCGCTTGGGCTCGTGAAGACCTCTCGCAATGCGACGCTGTCGCCGTTCATGGCTTGGTGGGTGTGCCGCACGCGGCGGTCTCCAGCAGAACGCCAGACCCTGCGAATTTGCTTGGCCTGGAGCGCGCCATCGTCGACGGCTTGCTCCAATGCCTCTAGCTGTGCGGCGTGCAGGGCGGTCATGGCCTCCGTCCGAGCCACCGTTTCTGCTCTTAGCGCCAAGAGCCGGCGCTCATAGGCTGCAATCGCTCGGGCCGCGATCTTGGGATCGACCGCGACGCCCTCGTTGATGGCCTTGGTGATCGAGCGGTCGAAGCGCTTATCTCGTCGCGTTCGCGTCAGGTAGTGCCTCAGCGCAGCAGGATCCGCGCTAGCCAATTCCCCCCTTGCCGAGCCGACGAAACCCGCCTGTTGGGATGTCAGGCCGAGGATGCCGCCCTCGCGCTTACCCGAGAGGCGGCTAACGCGGCCGACAAGGCGAACCGTCAAGGCGCGTGGTCCGACCCCTGCTTCCATGCCCGCGACCAGAGCCTCGCGGATCGCGACTCGCTGATCCTCAAGCACACGGGTGACAAAGGTCGCAGCGCGTTCACGAAGCCAGGCCTCCGCGCGCAGATTGCGGCCGCCAAACCGCACGACGGCGAGCCGGGCGGGCAGGTTCTCTGCCGTGGCCTTGCCGGCTTCCATGTAGGTTGCCCGCATTGCCTCCAGCAGATCGTCGTAGGCGCGATCGTCCAGGTTCAGTGCGGCAAGGGCGGCCTCAACATCACCTGCGGCCATGGCGGCAGCAAAGCGCTGGTGGTCGAGTACCGTCTTCAGATCGGCGACGCCCTTCAAAAAGGCGGCGGCCAGCTTTGGCTCATGCGCCGTCATCAGGTCTTCGAAGACCTGCTTGGGCGTCAGCTTGCGTGCCATGTCAGGGCTCGATGATTTCTCGGGTGTGACGCGCGGCGTCGGTCATGTGGTCGAGGTAGCTGTCGACCAGATCGTGGGCTTCGCGCCGCAGGACTTCTAGCTCGGCCTCGGGCGCGCCGCGAAGGACTGCCGCCTGGGTCGACTGCGCGCGCGAGATGATTTCCATCAGCGCGGCCGTCCCCAGCATCGAGGCTTCCTTGCGTTTCATCAGGCCCTAACCTGCAGGACATAGAGGACGGTCGTGGTCGCCGGTCGCAGCAGATCGACGTTCACGACGGTCAAAGTCGCACCGTCTGCCGTAACAAGCAAATCCGAGGTTGTGGGCTCGATGCCGATGGCGGGCTCGACCAGGGCTTTGCGGTCGGTCGAGAGGATGCGCTGCCCATCGATCTCGCGGTTGGAATAGTCGGTCAGGACGATGTGCGCGGGGTGGTCGGTGACGGTTGGCGGACCGGGGTCGTAGGACGGGCCAGAGCCGGGCGTCTCGCGGCGGATTGAACCGGCAGCTCCGAACTTGCGGATCAGGCGCTCAGCCGTGGCGGCGGCGCGGGCGTAGTCGAAGCCGGTCATCAACCGACGGCCCAGAGGCCCAGGCCGGCAATGCCCTCTGGACGCAGATGCGGTGCGAGATAACCCTCTACGATCGACAGGCGCACAGTGGCGTCAGCGATCACGTCGCCGCTGCTTGCGGCGTATTCGACCTCCAGCACGTCCACCTTCTCGCGCTTGACGGCACCGGACTGGCTCGCAGAGGCGGAGAGGCCGCCCGGGTTCTGCGCCTCATACAGCGCCGCCGCGTAGGTCGCGTTAGCGAGAGCCGTCAGCAGCGGGTCGACAGCCGGGTCGCCGATCAAACGCGGGCCATACAGCCCGTCGATGTAGTCGGTCGCCCGTTGGAGCAGAATGGCCGTGCTGGGCGCGCCGGTCGGCAACTGGTAGCCGCGCGCGGCGAGCCAATGGTCGAAGCCTTCGGGTGCTCCATGCACGGCCATCGCGATTAGGCCTTCGCCTGATCGGCCACGAAAGCAGCCTTGTCTTCGTCCGACAGGGCGTTGAAGGCGTCGGCATCCACCTTCGACAGACCGCTCAGCAGGACGGTTTCGCCCTGGGTGATGTTGAACTTGCCGCCGCCGTGATGCTCGGCCTTCAGGTCGCCCTTGCCGTCGCCGCCGGCCGGGTTGGTGACCGTCTTCTTGCCCTTGCCGTCGCCGCCGGCGATGGTCTCATACCGGCCAGCCCAGGCGGTCGGTTCGGCCTTCACCGTCAGTTCGGTGCCGACCGGGATTTCCTTGCCGTCAGCGCCGTAGATGCCGCCGGCGGTGATCTTGATGCGGGTGTCGCTCATGGCGATCTCCTTCCGTCAGGAGGAAGGGCCAAGGCCGGAGCCCTGGCCCCGCCGCCTTAGTTGATGACCGTCGAGGCGAAGACGCCCGACTTGCCGTTGTAGTCGCCGCGGACCTCGATCCCGAGCGCACCCATGACCAAGAACTGGTAGTTGTCGGTCGGGTTCAGTCGGGTGATCGCCGTGGTGTTGACCGCCATGCCGACCAGCGGACGGACGAACCGAGCGTTCGGCACGAAGCCGAAGAACTGGTTGCCAGACAGCTTGTGCGTCACTTCGATCTTGGCGATGCGGCGGTTGCGAGCGACGAACTCGCGAACCGTGCCCTGCTTGAAGCCCTCGGCGCTCGAGTACGAGCGATCCCAGGCGCGGGCGATCTCCGGGGAGATGTAGAGGTTGACCGCCTCGGTGATCAGGTTGGCGTCCAACATGGCGCCGAACGGCCCCACGAAGAACGCCTCCAGCTGATCCGGCGTGGCCGTGGTCAGGTCGATGTTCGCCCCGCCGGCGGCCGAGCCCAGGTTGATGAGCTTGGTCAGCGACGAGTTACGCAGGCCATAGGCGGTGTAGCCCTGGAACTTGATGTTCGCATCGCCGTCCAGGATGTAGTCGGCCATGTCGCGGTTGATCTTGTCCAGCGCGCCTTCCTGGTCGTCAGCCAGGGCGTCGAAGTTGGCGGACTGGAGCGTGTTCCACTCACGCCACTCGCGGCCGTAACCGTCCGAGAAGATCGGCACGACCGTCCCGCGGTAGTCATAGACGGTCTTGTCCATGGCCACCGGGACCTGGCCGGACAGCGAGCGGTTCACCGGGTTGTTGGTGTCCGAGGCGACGCGGGTCAGGTGGGCCATGGTGCCGATGTTCACCGGCTTGGCCAGGGCCATCAGGTCGCGCATGAAGGGCTGGCCGCCGTCGTCCCGCATGACGCGGGTGGTGATGGTGTCCAGTTCCAGCCATGCGTCGCGCGGCAGGACCGCCGAAGCGTTCGTCACGCCGGCCATCTCGCCATAGAGCGAAGCGTGCTGGTCCTCCACACGGTGGAAGTGCTCGCGCGCCACGCTCAGTTCGCCCCACCACTGCTGGTGAGGGCGCGAGTTGGCGACGAGCTGTTCGTCGAAGTAGCGCATCGTCAGCCCTCCTTAGGCGACGGCCGCGTTGCGACGAGCCACGCGCGCACGCACGAGCTGGTCGGAACCGGTGTTGTTGTTGAAGGCCTCTTCGGCGACGACGCAGACGTTCTGACCGGCCGTGGCCAGGACGAACTTGCCCGCAGCGTTGGTGGTCAGCTTGGCGCCGCGCGCGACGTTGGTGCCGGTCGGGACGCGGACGTTGAAGAACTGCTCGTCCAGCGCCTCCATGCCGATTACAGTGTCGCCGGCGGGCCAGGCGTCATCCACGCCCTTGAGGGCGAGGTAGTTTTCCTGAGCGATGTAGAACTTCTCGCCCGTATTGGCGCCCGCCTGGGCGAAGCTGGCGCCCGACTCCACCAGAGCGGTGCCCGGCAGGATCGCGGCGGCGCAGATGCGCTCCTGAACCTGCGGGGTCGGCTCGGTGACGGGACCGGCGTAGATCTTGTTGAAACGCGCCATGGGATCAGCCCTCCGCCTTGGGCAGCTTGAACGCAGGCTTGGCGTCCGAGCCGGGCAGCTTGAAGCCGGTGTTGGCCAGCGGCGCGGCCTTCTTGGGCTCAGCCTGCTTGGCCAGGGCGCGGGCGGCGTTGAGCGTCAGCTCCTTGGCCGCGTCCTCGTCCATGAGGTTGGCCTTGACGATCTTCTCGCGAAGACCGGTCAGTTCTTCCTCGTCCTTGGCCTTCTGGCTGTTGGCTAGCGCCTCGTTGGCTTCGGTCAGCGGCTGGATGGCCGCAGCGACCGCGTTGCCGATGGCGGTGGACAGCGACGCCGCCAGCGCATCGGGCTTCAGGCTCTCCGAGAGGGTCTTCACCTCGCCGGACAGCGCATCGAACTGCTCTTTCGAGACAGACATGTCAGCTTCCTTGTTTTGCTGTTCAGAGGGTTCCCGCTCGGAGCCCGACAGGGCCTCGATGAGGGCTGCTTTCACTCGCTCCATCAGGGAGGCCTTGCGGCTTTTCTCGATGGCGCGGACGGCGCTTTCGACCGCCCATCCAAGTTCGCGGTCCGCTTCCTCTTGAAAAACGGAGTTCACGACCTGGATCTCTTTGCCCGCCGCGTTGACCATCATGCCGACGCCCTGATCCGGGGTGGCCGCGCCTTCCTCGTCCAGGAGAATGGCGTCGTGGTCGAACTCGATGTCTCGGGCTTCGAACTTGTGGGGGACAGCGCCATTGGCGGCGTCCAGCATGGCCAGAAGGCCGGTGGAGGTGTGGACGGGCTCGCCCTTCTCGATGGCGTTGATGACGCGCTTGCCGGCCTCGGTGCGGTTGGCGACCTCAACGTCGATCACCTTGTCCAGCAGGACCCGCCCGTCTTCTTGCCGGACGTTCTCGTTCCAAGCCCCGATCCAGCCGAGGTTGATGCCCTCGGGGTCGCGGGCCGAAACGAAAGCGCCGTTGATGGTCGGATGGCCGAGCGGCGCCGGGGTGCGCTCCAGCGACTTGTAGGACTTGGCGATCTCAGCGGCCGGATAGAGGATGTCGTTCATGACGACGTCGTCCGGCATCGTGGCCGAGGGGACGATGATCACGTCGCGGCCGTTGCG